TATCACGTTATCTCCGATGATTGATGTCACTTCACCGGTTACCTTGGACCTTGGAATAATGGTATCCATGATGCCAAGCCTGCGATCGGATGGTACGTTCATGCTCTCTAAGAAAGACTGAAAGTCCGAGAATGTAGTCCTTCCCGCGTCTAGCAATGACTTGGCATTACTTACTATCTGTTGATCAGTCAGTGCATTAAACGCCCTCTGATCATCCAGCAATTTTCCCTGCGGCGAATTGTTAAGCTCCGTAAGGATGCTATTGATTGTTGCCCCATCCGCTAACCTCTTGATATTAAAGTTTAATTCTTCAAGAGAAGGGATCCGTCCAAGCTCACTCTGGTAAGCGTCATTAACTTGCTGCTGAAGGTTTGCAAACTTTTCGTTGACGTTATCTGGCACATAGACAACGTCGTTCTGTAAAGCATTCACATTAATGCGTTCGCCTACTTGCAAACCTAATGATGCTGGCAAGTCTACGCGTATAACCGATCCGTTATCTAGCTCTACCAGGCCCTGCGATCCATCCGGTGAAATAACTTTAATTGCGCCGCTATTGTCTGGTGTCATGCCGCCACGCAAACCGATGCCTATTCCAGCTCCTGCCCCAGCAGCCCAAAATGTCTGCTGGATGGTATCTAAAGCGCCTTGTAAAAAATCCATCCCAGTGATATTTTTGTTAATACCAAAGTCTAAATACTTGTCTGCGCCGACCTGTAAGCTAAAAGCTGTAAGCTCGCCTAACTGCTCTTTGGTGCCATACTTTGCAATATTTGTAATTAGACTTTCACTAGCAACTTTAGCTAATTGGTCGGTTGGCACGGTACGCCACATTGGCTTAAGTATTTGTGACAACTCAGATAAACCAAGGCGCTCCGTAATCATCTCTATTAATGAAAATGTTCCAGCCCTTGCTGATGCTTCGGGTATATCAAGACCTGCCAACCTTCCTTGTAGATATTCGTTTCCATAAGTTATTGACCCCGCGCTTGCAATCAAACCCGACAAGCCTGCCGGGCCCATGGCAAGCCACGGTATGGCAGAAACTATGTTTGATAAACCTCCAATAAAGTTTTTATGCGCCCGTGTATCTGCGTTTGCGATGGATAACGCATCCTCTCCGGCCTGTCGTATCCCGACCGACATCTTTTGAAAGTCTTGTGCAAAGTTATCAAGGCCGAGGGCTTCTGCAATATGCAAGCTAATACCAAGACTTCCGTTTAATGTATTAGATACCGCTAATCCTGCTATTGCATACGCATTAGCCAATGTATTTGCCAACGTATCGCCAGCAGGCGACCCGCGGAACTGATTAATAAATTGCTGCGTCTCAAAAGGAAACGTGGAGTCTTTGGCTTCTGATAGGTTGATACGGTTGTATAAATTGCCAGCCTGTATATCTTCCAGTGCAAGACCCATGGCTGTACTTGGCTGGACACCTTTGGTGAGGTAGTAATGAGATGCTTTGTTCTCTACCCTTGTATCAGCACCTAACAAGAAATCCGCTATGGCTTTCTGCCCGTTATTGAGAGCCGTCTGTCTTTGCTGGTCTATGGATTTGTACTGAGAGTCTATGTCCTTCAGTATCTTCATATCCGTTGTTGCTGCCTGCGCCGAGGCAATCTTTGCCCGATCCTCTGGGCTCATGGCGCTATACGCTCTCAACAGATTGTCAAAATAACTCTTTTGGACCGTAGCAAAATTGTTCTTGATGAGGCCCGTCTGCCCGCCAAGCCCCAGGTTAGAGCCCTGACTGGCAAGCTCTTGTGGCACTGAAGCTTCGCCTGCCTTGATTGTTGGCGCAGTCTTTTGGATGACTTGTTGCGCCTCGATGAAATTCTTTAGGCCCTGTGGGTTCAACCCATAGAAGTCATTTGTAATGTCCTTGCCAGAAGCATCCCTTGCACTGGCTACATACAAACCACCATCTTCTGTATTGGTCTTAAATACAACCTGGCGGCCGCCGCCAATGTTGAACCATTGATTAAGGTTTGCTACAGCAGCATTGGTAAGCTCTGAAGATGTTAGGTTCCCACCTTCTCGTATAGCTCGTAACGCGAGCAGTGTGTTATCCGCTCTATCACCAGTTAGACCAGCCGCATCCATGGCGGATTGCAACTGCGAATCTGAGGCGGACCCGTTGATGTAGTCCCTTGAAACATTGACATAGTTGTTTCTAGCAGTGACTTGCTTATCAATATTGGATAAGTACGCGTTGGCGTCAGCGTCATCGTAACCAAGCGACTTCAGTCTTAATAAGGCGCCCTCTCTGGATAGGTCACTACCTACTTGCGTGTAATCCGTTACTACCTGCTGCGTGTTTTTGGCGCGATCAATGAACTGCTGATTAGCGGCAAATATTTCAGCTACCTTGGCGTCTGAATACCCGGCGCTTTTAAGATCTGATGTAACGTCTTCTGGCTTTATCGCGCCACTGTTCATGGCGTTAATAAGACCGTTTACATACTGCGCCTGGCCAGAGCTAAGTGCGGTTTGAATGGAGTTCCACTCAGTAGGCGTATATACCCGACCGGCAGAATTGCCTGACAGCATCAACCGATTACCGTCGTCATCGACTGTGTAAAGCTCGCCGTTCTTATCGACCGCCACCGCGCCTATGGCGGTATTGGATTTAGCAGATTCAGGAGTGGCGCCACCTGCCATCTTGCCTGCTTGGTTCTGGCTAAACCCAAGGTTTAACAACTGATTAAATAAACTTACAGGATTGAACGTCCCCGTGCGTGCCGTATTAATGGCTTGCGATACACCAATCTGCAACAACGCTTTTGATGTTGGATCTAGTTGCTTTGCACTTGCAACTTCATTAATACCGGTTGATATGGCTGCATTGACCGCGCCACCAAGCAATGTTGGCAAAGGATCTTGGCCCTGAGATATGGCATAGATCGCATTCGTCATTGGAGCCGCAAACAGCCTTGCTGTAGCAAGCTTATCTGCTGCCGTAGCCCCACTTATGATTCCGCTGTTGGCTAATTGATTGGCCACCACATCGGTAACCATATTCAGAGCCGTTCCCGTGGCGGCCCCTAAAAAAGCCTTAGATAAATCACCACCATTGAATATGGTGTTTACCGCCGTGCGTACAAGGAAGTTAGATACTGCTGGCGCTGCTGCCGTACCTACAATACTACTGATATAGGGTGCTATGGCTTGCCCAATACCAGGCACCAAGAATGATGCCCCCATGGCCAAGAACTGCACCAACATCGGATTCTTGGCTATGAAGTTTGCTGTATCCCACTCAGGGACTATGATTGGGCTGCCGAAAGCATCAAACTGCAACGTATAGTTTGAATAACCTTTTCCAGCCCCGGTGGACCCTATGATGTTTGCGCCCTTGCCGCCAACCATAGCGGTATCAAGCGCATTACCTGTTTCTTTGTTGTAAATCCCTTTTGTCTCATCCATACCTATTTGATTTAGGTTGGTGATCCCAAGGGCGGTTAGGCGCTTTGCTATGTCATCTGTATGCCATAGGTCTGAATTGCCTGGGGTTTGAAAGTTCAAGTTGTATAGCGATTTACCGCTATTAATCTGACCTTTCAAAAAGTTGATAGTGTCATTGCTAAGCCACTTACCTTCCCACTTTGTATCGTTAGGATGGATTACGTAGGATTCGTATTCTTCCGCAGACAGTTGCTGGCCAGTTTGTGGGTTTTGAAATGGCTTAGAAAACTCAGGCTCGTATATCCATCCTTCTCTAAGCTCCATACCTAAAGGGTTGATAGGCGCTCGCGTTACAGCCTCCGTAATTGGCGGCGCTGTTGTAACTGGCTGCGTTGTTGTTGGAGCCTGTGTGGTTGTGGGTGGTGGCGTAGTGGTAGGAGCAACCGTCGTCGTAGGAGGCGGCGTGGTTGTTGGAGCCTGTGTTGTAGTCGGCGGAGGTGTTGTAGTTGGGGCTAATGTGGTGGTTGGCGGTGGCGTAGTTGTAGGGGCCAGCGTCGTTGTTGGAGGCGGCGTGGTTGTAGGGGCTTCAGTGGTAGTAGGCGGCGGGGTAGTTGTTGGTGGAGGTGTTGTCTGGCGACTTTGATATTCCTCTGTGGCTTTGAATACGCCCGAAAGAATGCTGATGTCGGCCCCGGTTTCGTACCAATATTTTAAGCCGCCTGGATCGGCATCTCTTCCTAACAGATCTTTGTAAAGGGCTTGTATCTGTTTTGATCGATCGTCAGTCAGCCATGCCGGCTGAGGAATATTTGGTACGGTAATTGACTGGAGTATCTGGTTTATTTGATAACTATTGAAACCAAATGTTCCCATCAACTCTAAGATCGCCGCATCCCGGGGCGACCATGAGTTTATTTGGCCACTGATATATAGATCATCAATGGCTTGGGCGTTTAACTGATTGATTGCCCCCTGGAGAACATTAGAATCATAACGCTCTCCAATTTCATTGGTGAATACGGCCATGCGCCCTCCCTAGAGGGAGCATTGTATTAGTAACAGCCGCCCTTCGCCATCTTAATCATCTTGCCCTTGGTCTTGCCCTTCATGGCAACACCATCTTTGCTTGGAGCGGCCGTTTTGACTGCGCCCATCTTGGATTGCTTGACCGACCCACCCTCTTTCATCATCTTAGGTGCTTTTGGTTTGGTGTTTTTCATAGCTCTTTGCTCCGATAGTCCGATTGCAATTGCTTGCTTGGGGTTGGTAACTTTCTGGCCCGAGGAGGACTTAAGTTTACCCTCCTTAAATTCCCGCATAACAGTACGAACCTTGTCTTTCATATGTATCTTCCACGAGTCTTGCCACGTGATGCAATACCGTCGGCACGCCTAGATGCAGACCCTACTTTGCCGCCAGACTTGCGGCTTTCAATGACGCCTTGGCCACGGCTGTCTTCGCCTAGCATTCTGCGCTTATTCTTTGCCGCTGCAAATTCCACCGGGCCCATGTCTTTTTCATACGGCAACCGGCGCTTTGGCATTTCAAGCTGCTCTGGATCTTTGCCACGCCTTGCAAGCTGACCGCTTTTTGTTGCTAATGCTCCGCCTTTTGGTTCGCTACCTTTAGCCACCTCTCCGCCACGTGGCGGTTTGGCTGTCATGACACCAGGTTTCTCTGCCATTTTCGGTGATTTGGCACCGTAGTAATAATCAGCATCAGGTTTCTTTGGCGATGCCTTAGCAGCTTCTTGCGGGATCTTTGGTTCTACACGAGGCTTAGCTGCTTGCGGAGCCATTTTGCTTGCCAGCCCTGCGCCTGCTGCACGTAATGCACGCAATCCAGGGCCACCAATCAGATTGGCCTCTGGCGTCACACGCTCTAGCGGTTTGTCATACGCTTTCCTGCGCTCTAGATCAGCTTTTGCTGCTGCCTGTCTTCCTGCGGCAATTGCTGCCATCTCTTGCTCAGCAGTCTTGCCCATGGCTGTACGACCCATGGGTTTTGCAGTCTGACCAGAGGGCTGTGTTGCAGGTTTAGGCGATGGCCTAACTGCTGGCTTGGCGGCTGATTTAAGAGCTGTCCTCGAAAACCCGGCAGTGCCTGGTTCATCAAACTCTTCAACCGTCGTGGCACGTATGACTTCTGGAGAGCGTACCGGCGATGACTCCGCCATCTGGCGCCGTCGCTCATTTTCCTCGATGTTGCGCTCAATCATTTCCTCACGGGAACCCATCCCGTAATCTTCTGAGCTTACATCCCCGTAACCGCCTTCTACATACTTACGGACTTTGCGTTTCATACGCCTACTCCAGAAAACTCCGCCACGTGGCGGAGTTATTTCATGACGACCATTGTTCCCTTGGTCTTACCACGCTTAGCGCAGCCATCGGCTGCTTTGACGTAGCCACCGTTCTTGAACATCTTGCCAAGGTTAGGGCGCTTGTCCATCTTCCTTAGCTTCTCATCCTCTAGCTCTTGCTGCATAGCACCCTTCTCTTTCTGGGTGGGAACAAGATCGTAGTTAGGGTTGTAGTTCGTGTCGCCATGGCGCCCACGGCCTTTACGGGGATCATTTAACATCATTATTTCCTTTCAGCGAGGGCATCAATTTTTGCTTCAAGCCTTGCAAAGCCTGTGTCAAAGCGTTCACAAATCTTTTCCATGTCTGCACGAACTTCTGCGCGAGTGATGTGATCACGGGCAATTTCCTCCCGAGTTTTGTTCAGTAGGATCTGGATGCGCTTCTGTTCATCTGTAGCATGCTTAAGCATGAACATCACCAGACCCACAAAGAACGATGTGATGAGATTCCAAACAAGAGCACCGGTATCCATTCAGCACTTCCACTTCCTTAGGCTTTTATTGATACGGCTATCTGGATCGTTGGCAGTTTTGGCGGATGTAAGCTTCTTTTTCATCCCTTCCATCCTGCTACAAAACGATTTCTTACGCGCACCACCTTCTGGTTGTGGCGCCTTCAAGCCTGGCTTGCCGGGATTAGCTGCGTTGTAAGAAGCCCGCCCTTTGGCATTCAAGCCTCCAGACGGGTTTTTTCCTTCTTTGCGCTGCCAAGCTGGCGTCTTAGCCATAAAACACCGTGACTTTGGCGTTGGATAGGGTTGCATAGGCGCTTGTTTTGCACCAAACCCCGTTAGCAGGAATAAGCACGGAGAAGGTTTCCCCGTTAGCAACTGTATTAATTACAAATTTGCTTGTTCCGCTTGTCCCACCGTCTTTGATCTCAACACTGCCTGTTGATGTGCCAGGCTCAACAACCAACCCGCGAACACGGGTCGGCGTTGTCGTGACATCACCAGACGCAGCAAGAGACTTGCCTAGAACGTCTGTGTCCATAAGACACTCCTATTAGGCAGTTGCGAATGGTGTGGCTACTGTGCCAGAGCCAAGCGCAATACCGTTGACCATGTACTTATTGGCTGCAATCGCAACGATCTGGACCCATGAGCCTGCAACGCCACCGGTCGTCCCGCCATTAAAGTTAATGAAGTCATCGCTTGCACCGGCCGTGTAAGCCACAAGCGCATTGGAAGAGTCAGTATCCACGCCAAGGATCGTACCGACAAACTTGTCAGTGCCATCCGTACCAATCTTCAACGAAGAAGTGGCGATGGTTGTGGGAACCCAAATGGTGTAAACCACACCTTCGTTGTTTGCCGTATTGGGGTCATTGCCCGGACCGGACGACGACGCATTGGCAGATGTATTAATCGAAGGAAGGGTGAGTGTTACATCAGCAGCAAGTGTGCCGCCAACGGAAATGATGCGACCAGCATGGGCCACTGGATTCAGTGTCGTACTGGAAGTGATCTCAACAATGGTAGACGGACCCTGCTGATAGATACCGCCAAGCGAACGGACTGGACCGTCAAAGGTAGAAATAGCCATGATAACTCCGCGTTGTAGCGCATCCCCATACCGTCTCTACAAAGTCTGCTAGGTCAGTCGGTACAGGTAAGAACCCTAGTGATGTGTTTGTATCAGTTATTGGGGTGTGAGTCAATGAGCTTATTGTATTTAAGCAGGTTGTCCTTTTGGGTCAGGACCTGAAGATTCCATGGGACATGCAAACCGCACACCGTATCTCCGTGCAAAGGGACTATATGGTCCACGGCGTGTCTTTCCCCTGTTGCTCTGCTTAACTCGATGGCCAACCGGTATTTAAGCCTTATTTCCATTTTGTGCGCATCAGTCAACCATTTAGGCGTGGCGTTCCTAAACCGGCGCCTTCTTAAGCTTGTCATCTCTTTGTACATATCTGGATTGTTCAGCTTATGGTTTTTCTTGTACCTGCGCTTGTCCTCATCAGTCCTAGCCTGAGCCCTAGCAATTACGTTTTCTTTGTTTTCTTCGTAGTACTTGCGCTTAGCCTTCTGGCCGGCTTCTGATTTGTTGTACTCACGGAAGTACTCAGCCCTTGTTACGTTGGCCTTTTCCCATTCAACCTTGAGGCATTCAACACAAGAGCCTTTTGTTTTGCGTGGTGCTATGTGGCCGTACTTGCATGGCTCGCCGGTGAAGTAATACTTTGCTCCTGAGTCTTGAGCTTCTTTGCGGTTTTTGGGTAGGTTTGTAGTGTCCATTTCATTCTCCTGTGTTTTGATACGGAGAATAGTAACACACATCCTATAAAAAGAAAAGCCACCTTGCGGTGGCCTTCCTTCTTCGCCTAAGTGCTTGATTTATTAAGCGCCTTGCGAACCAAAGATGCCGAGGGGGTCGCTCACCCCAAACGAATAACGCTCTCTTGCTTTATAACGCACGTTACCGGTATCGAAATCGCCATCCATTCCAGTCTGCATGGGTGTCCGCACAAAGTGCTTCAATCCATTGGGCACGTCGGTGGTAAGGAACCAGCCGTTGGTGTCAGTCAAGAAGTGGTTGATGGTGTATCCCTCGGGGATCGAACCATTGTTCTTGATGGCGTTGATATCGTTGTTGTTGGTGCCGACGCGGAGTTCGGTTTCCAACAGACGAGTTGCCACGAACTGGAGGTTCGGAGGAACGATGAGCTTGCGTGGGCGAGCTGCAATCAACAGACCACGTTCGTCCGTCCACCCTGCGATTTGAATGACAGCGTTTTCCAACGAAGTTTCATTCAAGTCTGCCTGGGTAGCTGGCGTGTTGCTGTTTGTGCCGCCGGATACAAGAGGATGTGATGTGGAGAACAGGGACTGGCCGTCACCGTATGTAACGGTAGATGCCCATCCATTGTTCAACACGGCTGCTGCTTTCACCTGCTTCGTGTAAGCCATGGCGCGTGCAAGTGCCTTGGTATAACGTGAGCTGAGCGAATCATACAGGTTGTCTTCGATTGCCTCTTCGGTAATCGAAAAGCCCATAGCGATCGTCTCATGGGTGTAGCGAGCCGTCCAAGCTTCCTGTGCGTTGTCATAAGCAATCGCAGAGCCTTCGTTCTTGACCGGTGCGGCCGAGAATCCAGACAGCTTGGTTTCCTCTTCAAACGAACGCTCAGAGGTCTCGGTTTCGTAGATCTCTTTGTGTTCTTCGCCATAGCGAGCGTACTCAAGACCGAACAGTGCGTTCAGGCCGGGGAGCAGCTCTTTCAGTAGTTGTGCGCGTGAAATAGCCATTTATGTTCCCCTTACAGACCAACTGGGTTGTAGTACGCATGACCGCCAGTGACTGTGGAGGTAATGCCGCCGCTAGAAGCAACGTACGGAGCATTGAACTTCACAATAACTTCTGGGTAATAGATCGTGCCGCTATAGGTAAATGCCGTGTCAGGCACCACATCGATGACTCGCAACGGATAAGTCGCTGTTACTGCACCGGATGCAATATCCACTGCGTAACGTGAGTCTTTGGTCGTGGTATTCAGGGTGTTCGCAACCATCGTCACATTCAAACCGACGTCGGTGTATGTGAAACCAGATGTGGTCGAAACAACCGTCGTGCCACTTACGCCGCAGACTTGGAACAACTGATCTGGATCTTCACAGATGTAAGCAACGATATAGGTGTTGCTTGCAATTGCGGTTCCAGAAATCCATGCCTGAGAAAACGTGGGCTGGCCAGTTACAGCAGAAACAAACGTACAGCCCATGAACACACCGGCAAAGCCAGTGGTCGGGGCAGCAGTCGTTTCGGTACAAACAACAACGCAACCATTGTTGTCAAACTTCACAGGGTCACCAAAACCAATGCTACTAGCGCTGGAGTTTACGATCCGACGCTGGCGAGTGGCTCCGGCAAACACCTGACCGCCGATCAAATTGACCGGACGCAGACCATAAGGGCCTGAAATAGTCGGGTAAGCCATTTAAGTTACT